AAAAAAATATGTAAAAAATCGCTTAAAATCTTGTAAAAATCCCCCCAAATTTATTTTTATCTATAGGCAAGTGTCGAAAAAAATAAATTGAGGGGATATATAAATAAAAAAGCCTTAAATTAAAAAATTAAACAAATAAATATTTTTTTATTCTTTTATATCTTTTAAATATTTTAATAAATAATTATTTACAACGTGGATGTAATCTTCTAGTGACGTTCCTAAATGTCTAAAATATTCATTTATTTCGTCTTTGTTTATTTCATATATATGGTTTATAATTTCTTCAATTAAATCCATTATTTTTTCATTATCTTTATTTTTTAATAAAAGACATAATTTGTCAAATGAATTATCAAAATATTTATTATTTATTTTTAAATCCATAATATTAGAAACACGGTCTTTCATCATTTGAACTTCTTTAATTAAAAAATTTATATCAACTTTTTTATTTAATTCAAATAATAAATGAACTGTCGCCAAATCACTCGAAATTGATGATAATTTTGAAATATTTGATGCCATTAATGGAATTATAGGTTTAACCACATTATAAGCTTCATTTATACCAAATAAAGTCCTAGTGAGACGAATTGATGCGAACAGCCTTTTTACAACTTTAAAATATTTATTTTTTTTAAATTGTTTTTCTCCATCTTTCATTATTGACAATATAATTCGTTTTTTTTGTGAAAAAACATCACTATAAAAATTCCAATTATCAGTGAGTGCGGTCACAGCATAAACCGCAGTTGTTTCTATATACTTTCCAAAATATGGAGAAACCATATCAACCTTTAAAAGTGGATTTCCAGTTCCTTTGTTCGGATCTTGGTTTATTGCTTCTTCTAATGTTATATATTTTCCAGTATGTCCGTTATAATCTGGAACGCCGGCTTCTCTATATCCTCTCAAACATTCCTCGGGAGTCCAGTGAATGCTTTCGCCGTCTGGGTATCTACCTGCCTTCACGTCAGTAATAAAGTGGTTAGGGATTTTTTGAACGTCTCTAATTATTTTCTGTATTCCTTCTTTAATTATTTTTAAAACTTTTTCTCGTGTACCTTTTATTTCAACATAATTTAAAGTATCAAAGTCTCCAAAATATGGTTGTATTTTTAAATTATAAGAACCTATAAATAAAAATTTATTTCGTACGACTCCTTTTAAATCTGGAAATTTAATCAAATCCACATTTTTTAACATTTCAGCACTATAGTCAGCAGGCTTTTTTGTTTCAAAAACATCTTGTCGTGGTATTAAATTTACCAAACCACCATTATACATTTTTAAAATAATTATTAATTATTAATTATTAATTATTATTTAATTAGAAAATTATTTAAAAAAAAAATATTTTATAATATTAATAAACAAATAATTATTTTTTTCATCTTCAATGACTATGTACGGAGGTGTATCTCTAGGCGGAATGCATATGACAGGTGGAGCACGTTCCAAATTTCCAAGTTTAGACAAGGAAATTATATCGCAATATTTAGACCCTAACGCGGACTCGTATGAATTGTCAGACCCTGCTGCTCAAAATATGAGCGAAGCTGTTCTAGACAGATATATAAAAGGGGTTGTTGAAAAATATGAAGCAAAACAAAATAAAGTCAAGGCTCCGCGTGCTCCTCGGGCACGTGCTCCTCGGGCTCCTAAACCTCCCAAGGCTCCTCGTGTTCGTGTTCCTCGTGTTCGTGCTCCTTTAACACCAGCACAAAAAGCGCAACGGAACGCAAAAGAACGCGAACGACGGCAACAGAAAAAATTTGAATTAATACAAAGACTGCAAAGTGGACATGCTACTCTGGCTGATAAAAATTTATTACTGGGAACACGTATTTTTGGAAAAGCAGAACGAAAAGGATTATTTAATGATGAACACAACAAAAAAATGACGCAACAAGATAAGGTAGATTTATCAAACTGGCTCGCAAATCATTGGGAATTTGAGAACCCTCCTCGCGGATATGGTGCTGGAATGTACAGTGATAGTGACAACGACGAACTGATGGCAGGTGGCGCTATGATTAAACATTCAATGCCACGAGGGAAAAAAATGCATCGGGCGCTTTCCCACAATCCTGTTCGTCGCAGGCATGCTCCTAAACGTGGAAGAAAACCAAGAGGTGCAGGAATTGGCACAACAATTGGCTCAATTGCTGATGCACTTTTTGGTTTTGGTGAGGGAGACGAAATGGAATTATTAGCTGGAGGCGCCCGTCGTGGTCGTGGTCGTCCTATGCGTCATAGTGTTATGAGACACGAAGGAAACATGGCTAGTGCTTTAAGAAATGAAATAGATCACGGACATCCTCGTGTTGTTGGAAATCATCGTATGTATCAAGACGGAACTCCAGTTGGTGGTGCTCGTCGTGGTCGTGGTCGCCCGCGCAAACATCACGGCGGTGTTGAGATGGGTGGTGTTGAGATGGGTGGTGCTCGTCGTGGACGTGGTCGTCCTCGCAAACACGCTCGAGGAGGCTTTGATTGGGGAAAACTAGCCGAGACTGCCCTTCCTCTGGCTCTATCTTTTCTCTAATAATATATTAATATTTTTCTAAAATATTCAATTTATAAACTTGTTTTTTTTAATTTTTTTCTAAATAAATATTAATAAACTAATTATTTTATTATTTTTTGTAATGTCACTGTCATTAGAAAAAAAACAAAACTGTGAGGAAATCGCGTTATTGTATAATTGTGACAAAGTCAAAGAAGTTATTTATTATCAAGAGGAACCTGATAATAAAAAAAATTTGACAAAAATTAGATTAAATAAAGAGGATGAGACATTTTTCCCTGCTATAAATGATTTTAACACAACCCAACAAACAAAAAAAATTTATTTGTGCGGTGAATCTGGATGCGGAAAAACTACATCTATAATAGCATATATACATAATTTCCACAAGAAATACCCAAAAGCAAAAATACTTTTTTTTAGTTCTAAAAATGAAGATGCATCTATTGATAAAATTCCATATATAGAACGCGTTAAAATTGATGATGATATTTTAAAAAATCCTTATACACTAGCAGAAATAAGTGCAAACAGCAAGCCATCATTAACAATTTTTGACGATTGTGAAGACTTTCCAAACAAAAAAGTCACTAAAGAAATAGACAGGTTATTAAATGAAATTATAAGAAACGGCAGGTCTTATGGTATATATTGTGCTTATACACACCACCAACCATCCGATTACCACGCAACACGAAATCTACTATATGAAGCAACCCACGTTTTTACTTTTCCTCGCAGATGCGCAAAAAATTCGTATGACTATTTATACGAAAAAAAACTAAATTTGAATAAAAAGGCTATAAATACTATAAACAATATAAAATCGCAATATGTATGTATTAAAAAAAAAATTCCTAAATGTATAATTGCGGATAAATATATCATTCTATTATAATAAAATGAATAGAACTAATATGTTAATTTACCCTTTAAATGGGTTTGAAATGGAATTTTTGAACCCTAATGTAAAATTAATTACTTACGATAAATTAAACAAAATTAAAAATGTTGATGAGTTATTTGGAAAATATAAAGCCGTTATAATTCTTTATTTATTAAAATCAAAATGCGAGGGGCATTGGGTTTGTTTATTTAAAAATCATATTGGAATAAATTTTTTTGATAGTTATGGAAACGCGCCAGACTATCAAATAGACAACTTAACACCACGACAACGAAAAGAATACAATGAAAAGTCTCAACGATTACACGAAATATTAAAACACGAAAACGTGAAATATAATAATAGGAAATTACAAAATAAAGGAACAATGACTTGTGGATGCTTTGTGACTCATAGGTTGCATCACTATTATATGGATAATGCGTATTATAGAAAACATTTTTTTAATGGTAAAATACCGGACGTTATCGTTGCGAATTATTGTTTAAAAAAATTAAAAAAATTATAAAAAAAATATTAATATATTATAATAATTAAAAAAAAATAAAGCATGGCTGATGTTATTTATTATAATATTACTATAGAAAGTGAGAATCCGACAACATCCGGAAAAATATACGGTGTAAATGCTCTACCAACAAACGCACAAATTACCGCGAACAATAACATGCCCGTTTTAGAAAATCCGGATCAGTATTACGGGAGTGTGATTCGTTTCAGTGTACCTTGTTTCGCAACTCCTTTAATTTCTTTTATAGTTCAAACACCAATCGTCAATGCACAAGACATTAATAAAGGAATAGGCTCTTTCACTTTTGCTTATGGAAGCTATACAGGCATCCAGAGCTTTCATATATATAAACCTCAAATAGAAGACTCAATCCTCCCAAAATATCCGTCAGCGCTTCAGGATTTTTCAACATATTATTATTTTCTTTATAGCTACTCGTGGCTCCTAGATATATATAATACCGCATTACAAGTCGGCTTCGCCGATTTACAAGCAAACAATCCAGCAATAGCCTCAGCAAAATGTCCTTTTTTCTTCTATGACGCGCAAAGCGAATTAATAAAATTATATGCAGATAAGGCTTTTTTTGATTTATCTCTCCCGACTCCTATCAAATTATTTTTTAATAGTCCCACGAGTCAGTATTATAACGGTCTTGTTTTCAATGAAGTGTCTGTTGGTAGTGCTACTGGAGCTGACAATTATTTTATTATAAAAAACCAGAACGGGTTAAATTTACAGACAGTCTCATCTACTGAATATATAGTCTTGACCCAAGAGTTCATTTCATTAGCATATTTAAGCCCTTTAAAAAACATTGTTATTACTTCAACAATGAATGTCGTGAGCGAGGTTTTTTTCGTAAATGCCCCAGCATCATTACAAAATAACCAATTTGTAAATGTTCTCACAGATTTTGTTCCAGATTTAAGTGGAGGAACAGAAGCAGGCGTAGGTTCAAAGGTTTTTATATATAACGCTACATCATTGTATCGTGTATTCCAATTTAGGGATTTGAATCCTCTATATACTATAAATATAGGAATACAATGGGTCGACCAACTAGGCAATTTTTATCCTTTATTACTAGTTAAGGGAACTCAAGCAACTATGAAAATTATGTTTATTAAAAAAACAGTTTATAACAATCTAACACAAATGGGATCTCAAGTTCTACCTCGTGGCATTACATATAATGTCAGATCATCCTCTAGACAAGATGTTATAGAAGATATAAAAAACCAACGAAACGAACCTATGCCCTACGGAAAAAAAACCTCTAATCGTAATTTTAAACCCTCTATAGAATTTTAAAATGTTTATAAATAATTAAAATAATTTTTTATAAATTTTTTTTCTTTATTAAATATAATAATTAAAAACTTTTATTTTTTCAAAAAATGGCTATGCAACATTTTGCTCGTATTGTAGACACACGTCTTGGAGCTCACTCTAATGCAACTATTAAATATGTAGTTGAAGAAGGTGCTCAAAACGTGGCTTATGTTCCTCTCGGTTCGTCAAGTCATAACAACCAACTGACAAATTTTAATCTCAATAATATAGCCCAATTCGTAGCACGCGACAGTCGTCTTAATATTTCATTAACCGCTACCGCTACTATTACTCTACAAAATAGCACTGGCTCTGCAATTAACGCAATTACGGCTGATAATTTCGGGTATCGCCAGTTCGGCTGGAACAGGACAGTGGCTAGTTGCCAACATAAGATCAACCAAGCGACATACACCTTACAAACGAGCCAGATTCTAGATTCCATTGCTCGTCTCAATATTCTTAGTGAAAACGCAAATTTTTACGATAATACACAGCCTGATTGTATTGATAATTTTACAAATGCTAGTGGAACTGCTTTAACTCCTCTAGGAGCTTATACTGATGTTCCTCAAGGTAATGGTTCATTTAAACCACGAACCCTAAACTATACCGTTTCTGGAAATAGCATACCCGCAAATAGTACAGGAACTGTAACCATTGTCGTTCAAATTTACGAACCCGTAATTTCTCCTTGGAATAACATCGGCGACCAGAACAGCGAAGCTCTCTACGCTATAAACGGTGAAATTTTGAATCTCACTTATAGCCCTGTTTCTTCTCTATTCGACTCAATGTTTAATTATGTGCCACCGACAGGTCTTTCCCCTGTTGTTGCTTCCCCTCCAACTGTTGATTACGGAACCTCCGCAACTTTAAATTGTATTTATTTAACCGCTTATCCTGATATGATTGAGGAAATTCCGCGCCAGTCTATATATCACTATAATGACTACGTACAATACCAAAACACGATTTCACAAGGAACAGTTGTTCCTGCTCAGGTTCTCACTTCTGTTACCTCTGCTGTTTGTAATTTCACCAATATTCCCCAAAAAATCCTCGTATATGCTCGTCCAACAATTAAACCTGCTAGTTGTCCTGACGTGTACCTTACTATTCAAAATATACAGGCTGTTTTTGA